TCACGTCACTGTTGCTGTCACAGGCCCGACCAAAGTTGAGGCGGCCCCGGATGTGGTAAAAGCGCGAACCCAGTAATATTTCGCCCCGGACGAAAGCGGGCTGTCGGTGACGGTGATGACTTCACCCAAGCCGCCCACGATATCGCTGCCCACCTGGACGGCGCTGCCAAAGCTCGACGATGTGCCGCGATACAGCCGCGCCCAGCCAAGACTGGCTTCGGTCGGCATTCGGAAGGTGGCGCTCGCTGATCCACTGGCGCCGGTCGCTGAGAACGCCGTTGGGGCGGAAAGGATCTGCTCGGCTGAAGGCGTGATCGTGACTGATGCGCTCCACCCGCTCGCCCAATAGCTGATGGTCAGCGCGCGCACCTGGACTTCATATTCCACGCCGCTGTCAACCGGTCCGCTGCGCGCAGTGCGCGCCGCATCATCGACGGTCATCATAACCCAATCGCCGCCAGCGGTGGGGCGATAGCGCGCCTGGTAGACAAGCCCCGCGCGGCTGGGCATGCCCCAGCTCACAGCGATCGCGACGCCGCCGGTTTCGCCCAGAACAATCTGAACCGGCGAAACCGTCACATCGGTCGGCACTTCGATCGTCACTGTCGTCGTTGTATCATCGCCCACAAGAGGCGGCGTCCCTTCCTCTGTCGCCGCGTTGAAATCCCAGTCTTCTGGATCGACTTCCGAAAGCGTCGCTTCGACAGCCTGATTGCCCAGATCCAGCTTGAGCTTCTCGATCGAGAAATAGGCATCCACCCCCAATTGGGCCGACTGAAGGCGGCAGAATCGCTCGCCCAGCAAATTCAGCCCGAATAGGTTGAGACGCGGCGCGATGTGCCAACGCTCATCACCCAATCTGGAAAACAGCAGCTTGCCGATACGGACGGCCTGATTGTGATGCGGGGCGAAATAGACCGGTATGGCTTGCGGATCCGTATTCGGATCCTCAGCTGCACCGGCCAGACCGACCGTGGCGCTCTCCTGCTCGCGATAGCCGATAGCCGCTTCGGTATAGAGCACCTTGATCGCGCTGACGCGCTTCTGCGCCTCGGGCCCCATGCTGGCCGTCATGCCGAGAATATGATCATCGGTGATGGTCACCGTGGGCATCTCAAAGCGCCCGACCTTGAGGCAGAATTTCCCCTGCGCATCCTGCCAGCAAAACCCGTCACAGGCCGCCAGCAGATCCTTGAGAACGGCTTTCCGTTCATCATCTGCCAGCTTATAGGATGCCCAGATACGCCACCGCTTGATGGTTTCTTCTGTCACGGTCGTAACCGTCTGGTCGCAGATATCGGCTTCCGCAGCGATATTGGCCCAATTGATATTGCCGTAGCCGAGATTGTAGCCGTCGGGATGAGCGGCATAGTCGGCTGTCACCAGCGCGGCATTGTCCGACCATTCCCACGTGGACGGAACATTAAGCCGATGCGTTCCCGATCCCCCGGCGGTGCTGTCCTTTCGCGGATCATAGACCCGAGCAGCTTTGCGAACCTGCGTATATTGGGGAGCCTGACCATTATAGACCTCATTGAACTTGTCCTGGTCAACGGGCCCGGCAAGGATCGCGGCATGCGCGCAACCGCGCTGGCGATGGTTTTCGGTCCATTGCGGAAAGATTGCGGTCAATTCGGCAATGGCGGTCTGATTATCATCGCCGTCTCGGGTGTAGATATGCACAGCACCGTGAAAGCTGGCGTCTGTCACTGTGCCGCCCGCAACCGTCACAACCTTATTGTTGATCCGGTGCTCGATAATTTCGCTCTCATGCCCGGTCCCAAGCGTCACCACTTGGGCAAGCGTTCCCCCGACGCTCTCGAAAAAGGACATTTGGCCGCCCGAATGCACGATGCCGTAACGGCGCTCGCGCGTGCCGACCGACAAGCGCTTGACCTGTTGGCCATCGCTCGGCTTGGGCCGATCAGGACCAAACAGCGAACTCATCAGAGCCGACACGCCAATTGTCAGGCCGATGGAAACGACCGCCGCAACAGCGGAAATAGCAAGGGCAGATCCCGTCCAACCGATAATGGCGAGAGCTATTGCTTGAGGCATGGTGCCCTCCATGCCGCCTTCGCGGACCTTCTCAGGATGATGGTTTCGCGATCGCCGCGTGCGGCCCAAACGCCATCGCCAAGACATAGCGAGGCCGTCAGGCCGATGCCGATACCCAGCTTGATCAGGCCGACATCGCCGCGGCCTGGCGCTTTCGTCTTAGCCCAGCCCAGCTCGCTCATGACGTGGCTGCAATAGGTCAGATAGCCGCCCCGGCTACGCAGGAATGCGGCGGCGTCCGCCTCATTGGTGTAATGGTGCAGATCGTGCTGCTGATAAGCGTTGCCTGTTACCCGTTCGGCATAGGCCAAAACGCTGAGGCCACAGTCGGTCCTACCCCAGACAAAGGGTTGGGCCGCCCAGCTTCGCAGCTCGATCGACACGGGATCGGGCATCAGTAATCCGGCCATGTCACCACCTTGTTGACCAGTGATCCGACAAACTCAAAGCCGCGATCACCGGGAAACCGGCGGCGCTGATCGGCATCGGTGTACATCGCGTAATTGGGCCGCGAGCGCAGCGAGAAGAGGCTTTCCGCCGCCAGCGTCACAGATCTTTCGCCGCTCGCATCGAACGTGAATGTGGGTGACAGCAGACGCCCGCACCAAAGCGAATAGGGGCTGTCCAGCGGCCTCTGATTGTCGGGATCGTCTTCATCCTCGACCCCGAAAAACTGGATCAGGACATAGACAAGCCTGCCCTTGACCTGCGCTTCAAATTCGTCGCGCGCCAGACGCATGACATCGGCATCGATACCCGCCAGCGTGAAGGTAGCCTGCGGGGCTTCTCCATTCACCGCCTGCTCAATGCCGGACACTCCTCCGAGCTGGCCGATGCCTTCCCAAACAGCCCCGTCCATGGTTTTGAGCTGGCCATTGCCATTCCACAGACGGATGGTTTCGGAGGTGAAATCGAACCTGACCAGCCATGCCACATCGACGCGGCCGCCGCTCAGCGCATAAGCAATGGTCTCAGGAAAGAGGCCCATTGAAGGTCTCCACAAAATCAAGGGTGGGTGTCGTCGATCGCATCGACTTGAGCGCGTGTTCGCCAACATCATCGCCCGTCAGACGCCCGATCATGACGGGCCGAAGCCGCAACGGCTGGGCGGTGTAATCCTGCCGCAAGGTGGGCGCGCAGCGGATTTCGGCAACCGTTCCGGTCCATTTGACGCTGGTGGCGATATAAGGCTGATCGCCGAGGCCGAAATACTGCCCGGCCTGAAGGATCTGGCCATAAGCGCCAAAATCCGCAGTGATGTAGCGCGCGCCCTGGACAGCCGTCACCAGCACCCCGGCAAGATCATCCGTCAGGTAAAGTGCGCCATCCGAAAAACTCGTGCCGTCCGAATGACCAACAAGGCCGTAACTGATCTGCGCTCCTGTGGCGGCAAACCACATATCAAACATCGGAACGCGCACCGCATTGGCACGCCCCTCCAGCAGCGCCAGCAACGTGCGATAGGCCAGCACGTCATCACCAAACAACGCATCAAACTCCAGCGTCATGCCAAAGGGGGCGCGGATCGCGGGCACGGCCTGCGTAAATTCCGTCAGGCTGGTTGTCAGCCCCAGCGTCTTGCGCGGCGGCCTGATGGAAATGTTGTGGGGCACAAGGCTTGTCGGCCATTCAAAAATCGTCATCCCCGCCTCGCCAGATTGTCTTTGACCCGCTCGCCCACAACCTCGTCATAGGCGGCGAGCCCTTGCTTCACGCCACTGCGGACCATGGCTTCGATCTCGGCATTGCCGCGCGCGCCGCTTACGGTAACCTGGAGCGGCCCGCGTCCCTGCTGCCTTGCGCCCAGCGTGGTTGTTGTCCGCACCATCGCGCCCGCTGATGTGGCAATGACCGGCTCCGGCCCTCGCTCGCCCACAATGCCGATCGTGCCGTTGGGGATCAGGCCGCCGTCCGCATGCGCGCCGCCCCACAGGCCGCCCAGTGCGCTGCCGATCCTCGACAGCAGTCCGCCGCCGACGCCCTCCTTGCCGAAAAGCATATCGGCCAGCGGCGCAATCAGCGTGCGCTGGATGGCAATGCGCGCCAGCTCCGAGATGATCAGGCTGGCGACATCCTTGAAGGCCCCGCCCAGCGACTTGGTGCGCATGATGACATCGACCAGACGGTCATTGAGCGTCTGCAAGCCCGATACAGCCACATTGCCGAGGCTGTCATTGATGCTGCCGCCCACCGTCTTGAGATCGGACATATAGCGGCGGATCGGGCTTTGATATTGCCGCTCCAGTTGCGCGCTGTCTGCGGCCTTGTTGGCGGGAAGGTCCGCCAGCTCGCGCCGCGCAATGGCCTTCTGGCTGTCGCTGGACGCGGAACTGGAGAGCGTTGCCTCCAAAGCGCGCTGGCGCTGCTGATAGGTCAGATCGAGGATCTGCCGCTCGATCTCCAGCCGCTTCTTGCGGATATCGGTGAGCTGCAACTGGCGCTGAAGCTGCTCGATCTGATCCGCGCCAAAGGCCTGCGCCACTTCGAGGTTCTGCCGGGCGACCTCTTCCATCTTGCGATGTTGCAGCGCCTGGCGCTCCATCGCTTCCTTGATGTCGAGCTGCGCCAGCAAGGTCTTCTTCTGAGCCGGGCTGTATTCGGCGTTTTCCTCGACCCGGCGGCGCTGTTCGGCCATCGCCAGATCGAGCGCCTCCTGCTCGATGCGGAAACGCTCTTCCAGCGTGGTCGCCATCTGTTGGCGCAACCGAATGGCATCCTGTGTCAGGCTGGCCAGATCGCGATCATAGCGCTCCTGCACCTGCGCCTGCTTTTGCTGCTCGCGGGCCGCATCGCTGGCCGCGCGATCGGCGCCGCCGGTTCCAAATTCGATATGATAGTGGCCGCGCTCGGTAAGCACCTTGGTCAGCGCCACGCCCTGGTCGGAAAACGCCTTGCGGATTGCGGCAATGTCGATGCCCTTGCCAAAGGCAATATCCAGCCCGGCGCCGCGCTCATGGGCGCTGTTGCCCGGCTTGGCGACAGGATTATCGGCAGGCTTCCCCGCCGCCACCCACTGATCATAAAGCGCCTTCTGAGAAGCATATGAGCGCTGCGATGACGTGATGGTAAAGCCCGCGCCCTTGGCAATCGACATGGCTTCGGCCAGATCGATTTCGCGGCCTGACTGACGGTTGAGGCTGACCGCCGGGCTACGCGCAGCTTTCTGCGCCGCTTCGGTTTCCGTCTTCTCCTGACGGTTCAGATCGGCCAGCTTTTTCCGCATCTCACCGATCGGAATATTGGCCGCCTCAACACTTTTACGCAGCGCGTCAAACTTCGTTTTGATCCGCTCAACCGGATCGGCATCCTGCTTGGCAAGCTCGCCAATGGTGTTGACCGATGCCGCTCGTGCGTCACGGCTCAGCCGCGCCAGCTCTTTTCGACTGGCATTCAGCTGCTGCTGGATATCGGAAACTCTGGCGATGGCATTGGCTTTGATATCTGGGTCAAGCGAGTTGTCAGCGACGAACTGGGTTGCCTTCAGATCTTTTTCTATCTCAGCCTGCTTCTTTTTTTGTGCCTCAATCGCCTTCACCGATGCCAGTGAGGCCGCCGTAGCCGCTTCCAGCGTCGTTTCCTTGGCCTTGCGCTGCTCGGCATTATATTCGCGCAGAGCCTTGGTAACTTCCTCCTGACTGTGCCGCGCACGATCCAGCTTGTCGGCCCAGGTCTCATGAGCATCCGCCGTTTTCTTGGCGGCATCGCCGCTCTCAAACAGCTTCGCAACCAGCGGCCCAAGGATCACCGTCGCCGCCGTGATGGCCATACCCCATGGCCCCGACATAAAGGTGGCAAACTTGCTCGTCCCGCCGCTGGCCTGCTGGACGGCATCCATGACCTGCCCGATCTGGCTCGAAAAGATCATGCTGGCTTTCGCGCCCATGGAATACATGGTCGAAATATCGCTGCCCTGACGGATCAGGTTCGTCCAACCCGCCCGCTGTGCCGCCGTCGCGCCGGTAACCTTGCCTTGCGCCACCGCCAGCAACGCCGCAGACTTGGCGTTTTCCTTCATGAAATCGAAGTATTGCTTGCCGGAGATCGCGCCGTCCTGAAACGCCTGCGTTGCCAGCCTCGCTTGATCCTTGAGCTTTTCCAGCGCCGCCCAGGCCGGATCAATCGCCGCCTTCAGTGTCAGGATCTCGCGCGAATATTCGCCGGTCTTCGCACTGGCGCCGGTTGCGGCCCGTCCGGTATCATCCAGCGTCCGGCTCAGCTTGGTCGCGCTGCCCGATGTGGTGTCGAGCGTGCGGCCAAGCTGCTCGCTCTTGCCCTTGGCCGATGCGACCCCGGCTTCAAGGCCGCGATCATCGGTGCGCAGCACCAATACGGCTTCGCCAAGCTGCTCAGCCATTGGCGGCCTCCTGCGGCGGCGGCACGATCCTTACGCCGATGCCGATCATGCCCAGTTGCGCGGAGGATGCGCGGACCTTTGGCATATGCTCGACGCCATTGGCCTGACGGCGCAAACCGCCCAGCATGGCCTGCGCGTCGCGCTGCCCGAAACCGCCGCTGGCCAAGAGCGCTACATCGATCGCCGCCAGCTTCTCCTGTGCCTGAAGGCGCGGCAGCATCTTTATGTAAGCCCGAACCAGCGCAGCAGGCGCCTCCACCAGCCACCACGCGGGCGATCCCCCGAAAAATCGCTGAAGTCGGGGTATAGTTTCGCCCCAATCCGGCTCCCGCCCATCGCTGTCGCCATCGCTTCCGCCACGCCCAGCTTGTTGCGCAGCAGAAGCCCGGTAAAAACATCGGCGATAGCCATCTGATGCGCGCCGCTCAGCCGGGCAAAAACCTCGTCCGTCACATCGATCAGAACCTCGCGCACCACCTCAGTGATCAGCAGATCCAGCTCCACGCCGTCATCATCGTCATCGCTTTGCGAGAGCACCTCGATCCGGCGCCCGCGCACGCCCAGGCGATGGCTCGCCATGACCGAGAGTTCTTCAGGGCTGACCAGCTCATAGCGGATACCGTCAATCCTGATGGCAGGCCGCGTGATCAGCGTGTCGAGGTCGAGCAGTAACCCTTCCGGGTTTTCGTCAGGTCGGTCGGTCAAAGGGGAAATCCTCTGTTGGATACCCCGCCGATATGCCGCCCGAACAGGCATGGCCGCGCCCCGGACCGCTGTCCGGTAGGTCGATCATGTCTTTGTTGATGTCATGAAAAAATGGGGCGGGAAGTGGTTCAACCGCTCCCGCCCCATACGATATTTACCCCAAGGCTGCAATTGCCCTGGGCTGGAAATTACAGCGCGGCCGCGTGCTGCATGATCAGCCGACCGAACCGCTCGGCTTCATTGGATGCACCCAGATCCTCCAGCGCCGTAAATTCCAGCGAGATGCCAGCGGGCGCGCCCTTGCGGTGAACGACCTCGGCATTGGCGGACTGATAGCAGCGCGGAACCTCGTACTGAGCGATATAGGCATCATCATAGGCCGAAGGTCCGCGCGCCAGCAGCGCCCATTGCTTCACGTCCTTGCCCTTGCTCAGGCCGATCTTCTTGACGCCTGCCGTTCCCACACCGGCGGCAGTTGTCGTGATGCTGTTGCCGTTCAGCGCCGTCGCATATTGCTCCAGTGTCATGTCCCACATGACCACCTTGAGCATCAGGTCTTCTTCTTCGCGGAAGACCTTGACCGGCCCCATCGCGCCGCCGGGCCGCACCTTTTGCAGCGTTTCGGAATGGGAAACGGTCACGCCGTCGCCCGACTGGTTGCGGTCATTGTTGGTGCCGATGCTGATCCAGCTCCCGCTGGGCGCGGCACCAAGCAACGGAAACGCCGTGCCGACCGGGGCAAGCCAGAGCTTGAGAGGCCCCGAAATAATCTCATAAGGCTGCATCGAAACCTCCTCTAATCAGCGTGGCACAGCAGCAGCTCACGAAACGCTCTGCAACGCATGGAAAACCTGAAACGACTTGAACACGCGCGGCCAGTCGGTATCCGGCTCGCGCCCCGACATGTATCCGCCCGCCGAATTGACCCAATGGATCAGCGTCTGCGCCCACACCGCCCGCTGAAGCCACAGCAGGCAGAGCGAGACATCGGCCATCAGTGCCGCCGCCTCGGCAGGCGTGGCGCCATAGGCAAAGACATCGATCCGCTGCGTATCGTGCGCGGCATTGCTGCCATTGGTCAGCGAAGGCCCGCCCGAGGGTTTGAGCACCAGCGCCTTGCGCGGCATCGATGCTGCTTCGCCCATCGGCAGCTCACCGCCAAACACGCTCTCGCCCAGCTGCTCGGCAATGCCTGCATCTGCCTTGAGCGCCGCGACCAGGGCGGCCACCGGATCACCCGCCATCGCTATTGCCCTCCGTTGCGCCGCCCGCCTTTTCGTAAGCCTTGCGGATATTGTCGGCCAGCTTGGGATATGTGACATCCGCCGCCGGGCGCAGATAGGGCTTCGCCTTGATCGTGACCGACTTCATCAGCAGCCAATGCACCTTGCCGGTATGCTGATCGACCAGCATGGGCTGGCCTTTGAGCGACTGCACATAGGCAAGGTTGCTCATGTTGCCCGCACGCCCCGCCAGCTTGGCTTCGTCCGAGATCGGCACCGTCAGGAACTTGGCATTCTTGGGATAGATCGTGCCGCCCAGTTCCAGCATACGGGCCTGCGCGCTCTCGCTGCGCACGCCCCACACGCCGCGCACGCCATCGGCCTGCGCCATGGCGAAATCCTGTATCTGGATATCGCCCTCAAGGATGCCGGTCTGGTTCTGCCATGGATGGTTGGCCTTGGCATGGTTGACGCTGGCGCCCATCGTGCGGTTGACGCCCGCAATCTGCGCGGCCTTCAGCTTGGCCGTCACCGCTGAACCCGTCCAGGTGAGGGATTGCTCTGCCATCACTTCACCTTTCTCAAAGCCGCCTCAAGATGCGTATGCTTGCGCTGCACCGGCCCGATGATGCGCAGCCTGCCGGGGATCAACTCAATCCCGGTGCGGTCGGTGATGTTCACCATTTCATCGCCCGGCTGAATATCGGCGCCCAGCGCAAACAGTGCGCGCAGATCCTCGATCTCGGCATTCTTCGCGCCATCCTTCACCTCGCGCGAGCCGCCAGACCAGGCGAACAGCGCCACCGTGCCGATCGACTGAAAATCAGCCGCAACCGGATTGCCCCAGGCATCCTTGCCGGTGGCTGCATTGCGCTCGACCGGCGCGCGCATGGTGAGACGGCCATTGATCATGCCGAAGCCTCCGCAATAGGCTTCATGAACACAATCCAATGCGTGCCCATTCTCTTGCCGCTGGTATTGCCGAACAGCGGCTTATGAGGCGTCAAAGCCAAAACCTCGCTGAGCTTGATCTGCACCTCGCTCCACTTGAAGATAAGAACGCCATCATCGGCAAGCACCCTGAAGCACTCAGCGAAACCAGCTCGCAGATCATCCTGCCAGCAAGCACCCAACTTGCCATATTTGGCAGCGAGCCAAGACTTCTTCCCAGCCCGGATCAGATGCGGAGGATCAAAGGCAACAAGCCGGAACTGCCCATCTTCAAATGGCAAATTGCGGAAATCCAGAACCATGTCTGGCTCAATGCGCAAGGTTCGCATACCATCCGCCTTGCCATGAGATTTATCGGTGAGGGGCATCTCCAGATCGCGGCAATCACCATAGACGACATCGGGATGATTTTTATCGAACCACATCATGCGGCCGCCGCAGCAGGGATCCAGAACGCGCATCATGGCTTCACCAGAGAAAGAGCCGCTTCAATCATCGGCAGCGTATCATGCGCGCTATCCGGCGTTTCGGGATCAGGCATGCTGATATAGCCGAATTCAACCCCATTACGGATAAACTGCCGGGCGGCGCGTAAGGCCGTCCCCAGCTCAGACGCCAACTCATCATAGGCATTGAGCAGATCCGTCACGATCTCGGCTGGATCATTGATCGGCGCCCAGTCTTTCAGGAGCTTGTGCTCCTGATTTCCGGCAATGACTTCCATTAGGCTTTCACCAACGGCGGCCATGTCTTCTTTCCGGGCTGTCGTAGCTTCCTCAAGGCATCCACCGCAAATGCCAAAGCACTCTTTGCCCCCCTTGAGAGCGCAGACCGCCTTGGCCATGTCGGACAGCTGAAGTGCGCGCTGCTTATCCGTCACCACACATTCGCCCGAACAGCCGCGTCCTTCGCCTCCAGCAGTTTGCGCAGGGCAACGGTGCGCTCGGCATTACGCGGCAAGGCTGTAACCAGATGGCCCGCCAGCAGGCAAAACGGCTTGGACACCGCCTGCAAATCCTGCGGCAAATGGCTGAACTTGAAAAAGCGCAGGATGGGATCGGCTGCGGTCTGCTCATCCGAGAACTCGACAAGCTCGGCATGCTCGATCTGCACAGAGCCGTTAATCTCAGCCATCTTCAAATCCTCTCCTGGCTCACGCCATCAGAATGCCGCGCCGCTGCCCGATACCGGACAGGATCGCCTCACGTTCCGTCAGCGGATCGTTGCCCAGCGTGAATTGATAATCGCCCGCCCGCTCGCTCTTCAGGCCGCCGCGATAGGACAGATCGAGCATCATCAGCTTGATCGCCGCCTCGTCCCGCGCCGCCTGCTCGCCAACTGGCGTATAGGTGATGCTCACCAGCGGTGCCCAATAGCGTCGGCCATTGGGTCCGGTGTAAAGGCGCTGCAAAGTGCGCCCGCCATGCACCACGCGGTAATCGGTGGGATCCAGCGTGACCTGCGCCAGACTGGATCCCGAGTTGCCCGGCTCGATCTCGTTGATGGTCACCGGCTGCGCGGTATCCAGCGGGCGGGCAAGCCGCAGACTGGACAGGGCGCGGGTGCAGGGATCATCCAGATCGCCAAGCTCAACCGTGATTTGCCCGCTCGGGCCAAAGCGCTCTTCGATTTCGGCAATGATGCCATCCAGCATCGCCTGCAATTCACCGTCCGGCAGATCGCTGCCGCTACGCACCTTGACCCGATCGAGCAAAGCCATGGTTTAGCCCTTCGTCTTGCCCGGCTTGGCTTCCTTCGTGGTGCCTTCGCCGTTTTCCTTGTCGCCGCTGCCTTCGTTTTCGGCGCTGACTTCCGCTGCCTTCTTCGCGGCTTCAGCGGCAGCGGCTTCGTCCGCGACGCGCTTGGCTTCGATCGCAGCAGCTTCTTCGTCGGCCTTGCGCTGGGCTTCGGCGGCGGCGGCTTCATCAGCCAGACGCTGGGCATTGGCGGCAGCTTCCACAGCGGCCAGACGTTCAACCTCGGCAAGGTCACCGTCATTCTCGGGCAGCTTGCCATCGACCAGGCCGAACTTCTCCACCGCGCTTTGCGGAATTTCATCGCCCACAGAGGCATAGAGAAACGCCGCGCGCGGATCACCTTCCGCAACCAGCTCTTCCCGATCCGCCGTCAAACACAGCCGCATCGCGGCCACCATCAATTGCGCCATGTCGCGTCCTTTCAGTTGGTCTCGTAGTAATCGACGATCACGGCAGAGCCATTGAGCGCCGAATTGAGGGTGGCCGTGTTGCTTTCCAGCGCACTGGCCGAAAAGGCGATGGTGGGCGCGGTTGTCTCGCGCACGCCCGCCAGAAACGCGGCAATCACAGAATTACGGCTGATCGGCGTCGGCAAGCCCAGCTTGGCCCCGGTGCCCACCCGCACGCGCTCGGTATTGACCGAGGCATAGGCGGGCAGGTTGATGTTGCTGATCGAGGCAAAGGCTTTGTTGCCGGTCACCAGACTGGAGCCGTTGAGCGCGATCGTTTCCGTGATCGTCTCGCCCCCGGCATTCTTGCCGGTGATGACCACATTGCCCGCCACGGTCGAGGCGTTGCCCTTGACCGTCAGATTGCGCGGTACGTCCGGCTGCGCGGCAAACACCGTCACATCGGTCGTTGCGCCATTGGCCATCGCCGTATCGGCCAGCACTGCCGCATCAGCGCCCAGCGCCGGAGACCCAAGCTTTGCCGAAAAGACGCGGGATGCCGCGCCGGGAACCTTGCTCATCTCGAAATCCTTTCAGGAAGTGCCCGCTCTGTCTGGCGGCGGGCGCGGGCGCTGGATTGTCGGGCTGAACTGATCGGCCCATCCTCCCCGCTATGCACTGGGCTGTACGGATCCGCCCCAAACAGCAGATGCCCCGCAGTGAACACCCCTCGGTATTACAGGCCGGTGTTCTGGCAGAACGCGGCGGGCTTGAACCAATTCAATGCCGCGCGCGTATCGGCGCGCACGGTGCGGCGGCCCTTGCCGAAATCGGCATTGACGTAACCGACCGCCACTTCGACGCCCTGGCGCTCAAACAGGCCGACCGTCGAAACGTCGAACGCGCCGGTATAGCCGGTGCCTTCGGCATCAGCATCGGTCTGAACCACAGAAAGCCCCCACAGACGATCCGGCCCGGCATCGCTGGGCGAGCCGAAGATATAGATGCCGTCGGCAGTGCGCTGAAGGCGGATATCCTGCCAATCGTTGGGATGGATCAGATGGTGGGTCGGCATCGCGCGTCCGACAGTGCGGACTTTGACCATGGCCTTGAAGAACGTATCCACCATCGGGTCAGCGCCCCTGGCTTGCTGCTGAATGCCGGAAACATTCTTCAGACCGCGCAGATTGCTGCCGCTGCCATCGCCCAACTGCACCTGTCGATCGAGACGCTGGCGTACACCGAAAATCAGACGGGTGCTGACAAAGCCCGACATCATCGCCACATCGGCAAGCTGTTCATCGGTGACCGGCAGGCTGTCCGTGATCTTGCGCACCGGGCTTTGGCGTTCGGTGAACACAAAGGCCGATTCCGCATAATCGCCACCTTCCGCCGTTTCAGCGGCGCCATGCGTGCGGGTGGTTTCCTCCATATAGGGCACACCGCTCTGGTCGGTCTGAAACATCGGAATGATGTCGAGCACCTGGATCGGGCGAGTGGCCGCCTCGACATAGCCGGGCAGACGCATCGCCTGCGGCGCATAGCCGGCGCTGGTAGACATCAGTGTCTTGACGCCCAGCGTATCGCCAGCAGCAGCCTTCACCATCAGATCGGACAGCCACGCCTTTTCAAAGGTGATGTCGATGCCACCCGAGCGGTTCCAGTCGCTGAATTCCTTGCATTCGCCCAGCAGCTCGCCCAGCGACTTGATGCGGAACTGCTCTTCGTTGCGCGGGCCGCCGCCGTTGGGCAAAATAAAGCCGCGCTGCGCCTTTTCGCGGTTCTTGTGTTCCAGCGCAGCCTTTTCAGCATCGGCCAGCTTGTCGGCATGCTCGCCCAGCTCGTTGAGTTCGTCATTCATCTGCTTGACCTTTTCGGCCACAGCAGAGGAACCCTTCACATCCGCGCCCAGGCATTTGACCTTGTTGAAATCATAGCCGCCCTCGCTCTTGGCCTCTTCAAAGACCTTGCCGAGGTTATCCTGCTTTTCCGCCATCGCTTCGCGGGCCTGCTTCAGGGTCATTTCTGCGATTTTCATGCCAGATGCTCCCATGGCGGCAGGCCCATGCCCGCCGCGATCAAATCATGGGTGCATATGAAGGGATGTTGGCGCCCCGCGCGCCCCGGACCCTTGTCCGCTACGGCCATTGGCGGGGCCGATGCCATGCTGTCGGGATGGCCAGTGTCTAACCGATCGGCGGCGCCAGAACAACCGCGACGGCGCCGAATTGCAAATCGCCACCTATCGCGAGCCGCAAACACGCCCGAGAAGCGTTTTAAGAAGGGCTAAGAAGGCAGGTAAGAGGAAAAGATAGGGGCTTGATGCTTCATGCCCCTGAAATCGCCCCACAGGGCAAAATCAGGGGCAATCGTTTCAGGGGCGCAGATGGCGGCGCGAAAGCGTCATCAGCGATTGGGCCACGACCTGATCGACCAGGAGCTGTTGAGCCTTCTGCTCGGCTTCATCGCCATTGCCTGCGAGGGCTTTGCCCAGGGCCATATGGATATCGGCAAGCTGCTTGCGCCCCGTTTCCGAGATCCGGTCGGGCCCTTCGGCCAGCGCGGCCGCCAGTTCATCCAGGCCGCTGATCAGGCCAGTGAACGCATCGTCCTTCAGCGACTTGATGCCCAGCGTCCCGGTGCGCGACCCCATGCCGCGCAGAACCGGGCTGAACTCGTAAACGTCGAGCTGCTTGAGCACACGCACCTGACGATTTTCGCGGATCTCCTTTGCGCTGTCGAGCGTGCGATAGCCGTAGCTCCATTCCTGCACCGGGTTTCCGGTATCGAGATCGAACTTGAGCGCCTCATGCCATTCACGGCCCGCCTGTGTTTGCAGGTTGAGCGTGAAGTCAGCCATGGCCGCGCCTTTCTCTTCATAGACCCAGCCCTTGCCAAAGGGCATCGCCTGTTTGTCATGGGCCGGGATCATGAAGGCCCACTGGCCGCCGCCGCTCTTCCACGAGAAGGCGCCCTTTTCATAGGTGTCGCCTTCATTGTCGATATCCGACAGTACCGCGATCTGCGCCTTGCCCTTACCGGCGCTGTCGATGTCCTTCACCTGAAGGGCCTTGTACTCGTTGCGCAGCATCTCAATCCTCCTCGAAATTCGGGGCAAAGCTGAGCGTCCCGTTCGGATGCTCTTCCGCCGCCATGGTCAGCGCTTCATCGCCGGTCACGATCGAACCGTTGCGGGCGATATGGCTGGGCGTCGATCGACCGGGGCCAAGCCGCCCGTCAAAGACCACGAAGCTGTCAACGCCCGCCGCCTTGCCGCGCTCGATCGTCGAAATGTTCTGGGCATACTTGGTTTCGGTGCGCGCGATCCGCCGCGCCCGCGTCTCGGGCGTGTCGGTCGGCCCGGCCTCGACCATCTTGGCGATGCGCGCGGCCAGCGCGGTCGCGCCTTCGCCAGCCGCGCGCCCTTCGGCCAGAGCCTTGAACAGCGCATCCTTGGTCTGCCCGCCCAGATCGACCAGACCGGCGCGGCGCCCGCCCGCCGCGATGATCGAGCGCGCCAGGACGTCCGGCATCGACGTGCCCACGCCCGCGCGCTCGGCTTCGGCGGCCACGGCCTTATCGACCTCAAGATACTGCCCCTGATAGGCCAGCGAGAGATCCGCATTCCATTCGTTGATGCCCAGCTTGGCCAGGATCATCTCGACCAGCAGATCATCAGCCTTTTCCTCGCCATCGGGCGCGGCCTTCGGCGGGGCGCCAATGGTGGGATCCTTCTCCATCAGCGGCAGAGCGGCGGCCTGCGCCTGCCCGCCAAACTTGGTAAAGAGGTTTGTCAGAGGCTTCTCAAAGGCCTTTGCCTGCCGGTCTCCGACCCGTTGAAGCACCGTGGCAAAGGCAAGGGCGCGGCGATAGCCTGCCTGACTGGATTGCAGCGCGCTCTTGCTGCCTGCCATCGGCACTGCCGGAACAACGCCGCTGGCCGGAACTTCGATAAGGCTGATCGCCCGGAAAAAGATTTCATGCGACTTATCGACCGGCAGGCCGCGTTCTTCGCGATATTCCGACAGCATAATCGCGCCGCCCGCCAGTTCCTTCAGGAGGCGATCAACGCGCTTGCCTTCATCCTCCTGCATGGCCGTAACTTCGGACATGTCGAACCAGATCTTCAGGCCGGTTGCATCGCCGAACTGCGGAACCAGCGACCGCTGGATTTCATCGGCCAGCATGCGGGCAATCGGGCCAACGCCATTTGTCCAGGCGAGCTTGCGCAGCTCCTCCATCGTGGCGCCTACCTTGGTCGATTGCAGACCGGCACCAAAGCCCACCACGGCGGCAGGGATGCCGAGGCAGGCGCAAACCCGTTCTTCGGCCACATCGCGCCCCTCGCTCATATTCATCTGCTGAGGATTGAAGGCATATTGGCTGACTTCGGTGGGCGCGCCCATGACCAGCGGCCTGCCGCGATTGTCCCCGCCAAATGCCTGCGCGAACCATGCCTTGGTTGCTTCGATATCGTCAGGCGATCCCATGGCGCCGCCCTTGGGGCTGATAACGACACTGGGCACACCCATATTGCGCAGGAGCGAGGCGACGAAGTTGGAGCTTTCCAGATCGATGAAGATCTCGCGGATCACACCATCCAGCGGCGAAATGCCGAGGCGGATGTTGCGCGGGTCGATGCCATGGCGGAAATGCACCACGTCTTCCATCGGGATTGAAACCGGCTCCATGCCGCCGCCGGGCCGATAGATGTAATGCGAAATGAACACATCGCCGCTGGTGGGCCATGCCGGTTCCATCATCCAATGCGGCACATACCAAAGCTCGACCGGGCGCCCATAGCTGTTGCGCACAATCACCCAATAGGCATTGCCCGCGATCAGAAAGCTGAAGACTGACGCCATCCAAAGGGCGATATCGCCATAGAACGGATTGGGGCTTTGGATCAGATCGAGCAGGGGATGGCTCTCGATCCGCTTGCAGTTGCCTGCGGCATCGCGCTTGCCCATCGCCAGTTCGGCCTCGGGCAGCGCGCGCGCCACCCATTGGACCGGCGCGGTCACAACCGAGGAATCGAGACAATCGCCAACCTCGCGGCGATAATCGAACTTCGTCCGCCTCAGGAGGCCAAGACCCAACGGCCCCTTGCTCTGCCCGCCAAAGCGCATAGCCGTCACGGTTGCCGTCAGGGCTTTGGTGAACCAGTTCATTCGGGGATCCAGTTCTTGTCAATGTTGTTGTCGTAAGAATGGGCCAAGGCAAACATTCCGGCGCTGGTCAGTTGCAGCTTTCCGTTCCTGTCGAGCATGATGAACTCGGGGAGCAAGTCACGGCGCAGCAAGGGGCCAATGGGCTCATGGTCCTCATCGAACTGCTCGACAGTCGCGTTGCCGCCGGTAGCAGCCACGTAGGCCAGAATGTTCAGTTGCATGTTGGTGAGCTTGGGCTTTTCGCTGGCTGGCTTGTCCATTGGCCGCCAGCCACCCACCTTGCCATCGCCCGCCGCATGGATGCCCAGCGCCAGCGCCCAGAACCTGTCCGAGTGCCCATCCTTGGTGCGCTCAGCGGTAAAGCGGATATTGCCCGACATGGTGGTGATCTTGGTCACAGCGCGCAGATCGGCGCGAATGTCCTTGTCATGCGGGATGCGGACCTTGCGATCCTCCATCTTGCTGCGCACCGGATAGGCCAGCTTTTCTTTGGTCTGAGCCGTGAAGCTGACGCCTTCGATCTTATAGGTGCCAAAGCGCGCAGTCGCATCATCGACCCAGCCAATGCCAAGGCCGGTAGCGTCGATGCAAACCCGCTGGCACCGCTCGAACCATGGCCACAGGATCTTCTCCTGTTCGCCCTTGGTCATATTCTTCAGCGTCAGAACAAGACGGGTGTAAAGCACATCGCCCAGCAGCTCGAAGATCCACAGCACGGTCAAATCGTGCTTGCGCCCGATATCGACCCCGGCATACAGCGCACCGCCCTCCTGGCGTGTCCAGTCGGTGCCCGTCGGATATTCTGCCGAGGCGATCAGATCATATTCCAGAAACGCCGCGTCATCATCGGCGGGCTGGCACATATACTCCTGAAGGAAGCTCTCTTCGTCCGCGCAGCCCCGCTTCACGAAGTCAAAATAGGCCGCCTCGTCCATCTCCTGCTGTTCCGCATCGGCGGGCAGCGAAGCCTGAAGCTTGTAGAGGAACCCCTGATCCAGCGCATCCTGAAGCGTCACCGTATGCAGGCTGATCTTCTTGGGGTTGCCGTTTTCCTTGATCTCGCGGACCAGCTGGTTGAAGAAATTGTGGCTCCCGCGATGGGTGCTGATCAGCTCCATCGATCCGCCCCAGGTGATACCGGGATAGGCAATCGACCACAGCTTGCGCGGATCAGGATGCAGGGCAAATTCGTCCAGGATGCGCCCGCCGCGCTTACCGGCCTGCGCATCGGGATTGGAACTCATGGAATTGATGCGCTTGCCGGTCTCAAAATGCAGCACATAGGCCGTCTGTTTCTTCTCGGGATCAATGAGCTGCTCGCCCATATCCTTCGCGGCCATATTCAGGATGCCGGTGAACAGCTTGCAGTCTTCAAGGAAGAGCCGCGCCTGAATGTCATCGCGCGACGACACCCATTGATCATGCCGCGCGCCCTGCCTGCCGGTGCGCGCCACGCCCGCATAGGCAGTTGACCACGAAATCCCGATCTGGCGGCTTTTCTCCATCAGCTTCAGACGGCTTTCATCACCGATCCACTTACCCTGATAGGGCAAAAAGATGGCGTCAGGGTTGGCCGGAATGATCTTGGCGTTGCCCATCAGCCGCCGCTCTTGCCCACGGTCAAGGCAACCTCATAGCGCTGCCCATCCATTTCAAACGCCCATGCGGCACGCGCACCTGGCACGCACTTCTCGACCGTCTTCAGGCGATCGGCCATTTCAATGACCTTTCGACCGACAGCCAGGGCCGCATCGAAATCATCGAAAAGATCATCATCGTTGCCACCGGGAATATCAGCCATCATCCAACCCCCAATGCGCGGTTGATCTCCGCCAGTGTTTCAGGCGAGACGCCACCCTTCTTGCCCAGATCGGCCACCTTGGCGGCGGCATCGCTGATGCGCTTATCAACCTCTTCCTGCGCCTTGCGGCGATGCTCGGCAGAGGCGCGCTGCGCGTTCACGGCGGCCTGAAGGGACTGGCTCAGTTCCTTGATGCCCTTGGTCGGCACATCGCCCTTTTCCAGCGCCTGAAAGCTGGCGAGCTTGATCATCTCGGCAACCATGATCGTTACCTGATCCGGCCCATCGGCGCCCAGCGAGGCGACCAGCTCGCCCGAAATGCGCTGCACCTCGTCCAGCTTGCGGAACTGGATGGCTTTGCGCACGGCAAAGCGCGACCAGGCCGATTTGGAAACCGGCGCAATCCCGCGATCGGCAAGCCGCTCGTTGAACTCGGCAAGGATCACATTCTGCGGCAGCTTGCGCTCGCGCAGCTGATCCAGCGCCCAGACCACATCCTCTTCGGCCTCATCGGGCAAAAGGTCGATCGACGACAGGCGGCCCCGGCCTTCGCGCCGATCTGGCGCGCCTTGATCCTCTGCCGCGCCCGGCATCAGTAATCGTCCGAGGGGCGCATGATGCCTTCGATCACCGCGCTCTCTTCAAGATGATCACGGCCCGCGCGCAGGATTTTGGCATGCATGATTGTGCCGGTGATGATCAGCTCGATCGCGCCCAGGCTTTCCATCTTGCGCAGCTGCGTCGCGATCCAGTCGCGATCACGCACGATGCCATACATGTTGAGCAGGGTACGCATCGCCAGTTCGGACAGGCGCCCATCAACCTGATTGGCCAGTTCCTTCAGGATGCGCAGGCGCGCTTCCTTGACCATGCGTTCCGCCAGCGGGTTCATTTCCCAAAGCCCCTCTCAAGGATCAGACGTTCAATGCGATCCAGACTATGCTGGGTCCGCTCCGCCATCTTGCGGTCGCCCGCGATCTCGACGCGAAGAGCGCCCATTTCTGCACGTGCCGTTGCCAAAAGGCCCTCAATCCGCTCGACATCACGGCCCGTCACAGCGTCGTGTTTGATCTCCTCGATGTCGCTTTCGATATGCTCGATGCGCGTCGAAAGAGCCGAAACCTTGTTGGAAATCCCGTTCACGCGGCGCCCCAGCGTGCCGGTGCCCTCAGGGTTCGCCGCGCCGCCTTTCCAGACAACCCAGCCGATCCCCAAGAGAATGAAAAGGATGATCGCCAGCTCATAACCGTCCCCGCGCACGCCCTATTCCTTTGTCTGTCCGCGCCCCGCCACGCGGCTGATAAGGTTGCGGGCAAAGTCGGTGATTTCAGCGCCCACCATCTCGATCAGGGCATAACCGGCAAAGCCGAGCCCCAGCGAAACGACGAAGGCGAAGAGCAGGCCGGGGCGGCTCTCGATGATCCAGAGCTGCGCCGCGACCAGCAGAATGAAGCTGACCAGGACAAACAGCCCGAGGCTCAGCGTGCTTTCCGTACGACGAGCCAGAGGCCGGGCAGACAGCACGCCCAGCGCGCCGATCGCACAGGTCAGCACCGGGATCGGCACACCGCTCCAATGCACCACCAGCACATCGGCCAGCTTGGGCACCGGATCGACGCTGGCTGTCACAGCCAGCGCGGGCAGCCAGCCCAGCGCGAATTTATGGGCAGAGATCTCGCTGATCATTTGCGCGTTCCTTTGGCCCTGCCGCGCTCGCGCCGCCGCGCCCGCTTGGATTTACGGGCAGGGGTAAAGACGAAATGGAGCGGGTGCTTGCGCTTTCGCGAAGCCGTGACGGCCATACGCGACAGGGCATGCAGCACCGGGAACATAGCCAGCCCGATCATTGTCCGACCTCCAGCGCCCAGTCATGCGCCGCCTTCAGCCGCCGCGTGTTGTCATTCAGAATGTCGAAATCGGCCCGGCTAAGTATGACGGCATCGGCACCGGGTCGGTCAGAACCTTGGGCGGCATGACCTTGTTGAGCGCCGGAGGATTGGCCGGTCGCGCTTCCAGCGGCGGGACAGAGTGCTGAGAAGCGCATGCGGCGAGCATAATCATCGGCGCGAGCAGCATAGCCCGCGACCATCTGTTGAGCCTTTTCATCGGCTTTATCCTTTTCCTGCTGAAACTGGAGACGCTGCGCAGCCAGTACGGCGCCCCAGATCTTGGCGGACAATTCGCTGGCTGCGGCCCATTGGTGGCGATCCGCAAGCCGCCCGCTCTGCTCTTCAACCAGCGCGCTACGCGCCTGATCCAGATCGGCGGCGGTCACCTTGATCTTGTGGCCTTGCCACACATAGATCAGGCTAAGCGCAAGTGCTGCCGTGCGCCACGGATTGGCCGTGATAAAGCGCCAGACAGCGCCAAGAGCCGAACCGCCAAGCGTGCGAAGGAGGATGAGAAACGCGCTCATTTGCCGAGCCGATCAGCACGCGCCAGCCAGCCATTGAGATACTTCTGCTGATCCGGCCAGCGCCGCACGATCGCGCGATACCGCTCGCCCACCGCTTCCCGAAAACACGTTGCCAGCCCGCCGGTGCCGACAGAAGGAAATGCCAGGACAAAGCGCAGAGCTGCGATGGTTGCGTCACCAATGGCGCCATCGACCTTCAGCAGGCCAACCTTGCACTGACTGGCCGGGATCAGCATCAGACAGCTGTTGATCGCGCGCTGCAACAGTTTGCGCGAGGTGACCACACCGCCGTTCACCGCCTGGTCAAAGACCATTTCGCCGATCGGCGCAGGGATAGGCAGGGTTTCGATGCCGAGGCGCTGCCAGAAGCACCGATAGAACAGGAAAACGGCGTTGGCCGGGGTCAGCTGGCGGATATCCTGCCCGTCGATATCGCCATCCATATCAAGGTCGAAATCGGCCTTGCCGTCGCCATCTTCGTCAAAGGCGCCCTCGGCTGCGAGAAAGCGCAGCGAAACACCGAATTTCGTGATGCCGCCGCGATCGTCGCGATCGTTGGACAAACCGCCCTCGACCACGAGAAGTTTCTTCGCGGCCCCGGCATAGCGCGGGGAATAACCCTCGACGACGATTTCGCTTGGCGAATTGGTGTTTGGCTGGCTCATGCCGCCTGTTTTGGCGGCGGTGGGGCTTTACCGCGCCCCGGACTGTTGTCCTGTAGGCAGTTTACAGCAGGCGCATTTGGCGCTGATCCTGCAAGCCCAATTTGGCGCATCGGCGCCTGATCGCCCGCGTTGTGTAGCGAGTGGCCAACGCAATGTCACGCTCGGACGCACCCGCGCGCAACATTGCATCGACCTTGGCCCTGACATTGGCGCCATGACCGGCGGGGCCAAGCGGCAGCTCAAGACGCCGCCCGGCCAGCCCGCAGGTAAAATGATCCGCGATGATGCGGGCCTTTTCCAAGCCCACCAGTTCGCAAAGCCAATGCTCTTCCGGTGGGACGGGCGGGATATAGACCTGAGTGCCGCCACGCGCATACGCGATAGCCAGAGCAGCACTTTCGCCCGCCACTTCCGCAATCTCCGCAAGCACGCCGGGCAGGTTCATGAGCCTTGCCCTTCCTTCGGCTCCAGATGGCGCGGATCGAGCAGATGATGGCGGTTCCCGTCATTGGGCACCACAGTCACCAGCACGCCATTGCGAACCACATAGACTTCGCCACCCGACAGGATCAGGAAGTTGGCAACGCCCAACTTCTTCCCAGCCTGAAATGCCCCGTCGAGCGCCTCTGAGACGCTTCTTTTGAGCATGTCGATATCAAAGCCGACGCCGCGCTCCAGCCAGCGCATGGCCGCATGATCAGAGACCTTCAGCTTCGTCATGCGTGTTGCTCCTTATAGGCGCGCATGGCGTCGAATTCGCCATAGACGCGCTCGATTTCGGGCCGCTTGTCGAGGATCACTTTCGCAAGCCCGGCAGTCAGCCCCGATTCCGCCCCGATCCGGCCAAGGATGATCGTCAGATCGGCCAGCGCCGCAGCCTCAGGTGTCTTGTGCTGCTCGCCCTGATTGTCCTCAAAAGTCGTGGAGACCTTAGCCATTGGCCCGCCCTCCATGCTTGCGCAGGACATCGCCCAGGGCGGCGGCAAGCCGCTCGTAATCTTCGGCTGAATATCCGCGTTCGGTGCGGTCGGTCTCGATGCCGCAGAGCTTGAAAGCTGCCTGATCCAGCGTCCAGCCTTCCGGCGCGACCTTGGCCGCCTTCAGCTTTTGCAGGATCGCGCTGCAAAGGCTGGCCTGAAGGCCAAGCGGCGACAGCGGCTTTTGCGTGGCACGATCATGCTGGATCCAGCCTTCGCGGATCGCCCAGCTCTTGAGCGCTTCGATCAGGCGAAAGGCATCGCCCTGATTGGCCCATACCAGCCTGTCGCAATGCAGCTGGCGCTTGGCGAAAGCCTCCAAGGCCTGCTCGGACGAATTATGGACCGCGCCCAGATGATAGAGCGAGATCCACAGCGCGCGGGCCTTGCGCGCCATGGGATGCGAAGCCGCCTTGGTGCCGCCCTTGGGCAAGGGCCGAAAGCCCTTGCTCTTCATCCAGTCGAGCAGCCGGATCAACTGGCCGTCATTGCAGCCGGCAAGGCTGAACTGGCCCGAGGCATCAAACACCGCCTGCCGATAGTCATCCTCATCCAGCCCGATCTGCGCCTTCGCGATCTGGATTTTGGCGATCATCGACCGGCGATTTTGGCTGGCCCGGTCAAACTGCGCCGGGCGCGCGCGGACCGCGCTCATCGCCCGGCCTCTTCAAGCAGCTCTGCGGCCTTGTTGGCCTGATCCGGCAGGAAGCTGCCCAGATAGAGATCAAGCGGGCTTTGATGATTGCCCATTGTATCGCGGACAGTCAGGATCGGCGTATCCACGATGGATGCCAGGCAATCGATAAGCCGTTGCTGAAGCGGACCTTCAAGCTGATCAATCAGAGCCTGAGCCGCCATTTCATTGAAAATGTCATAGAGCTTGCGGAGCGCATCGCCTTTCCGGGTGTCGTACCCCCAATCACCGGGAACGCCGAAAGCAGACTTCACCGCAAGGATTGCTGCGCGCGTCCGCTGGTCGAGCGGTGCGAGTTTGCTGGTTTCAGTTGCAGACATGGGCTTGCGCCTTTCGATAGGCGGCCATCAGGCCGTTGCAGATGGCAGCGAAATCCCGATCGACCATGCGCAGAAGGATGGCCTTGCGGTGAAGATACATGACTGTGGAATGGTCGCGCTCGATCAGGCGCCCGATCGCGGGATAGCTGATCGGCTGCTCGCCCACGGCGCGCAGCGTCCAGACAAAGAACGCCCGGGCCTTGACCTCCTGCGCCCAGCGGCGGCGGGAAAGGAAGGCCTTCTGCTCGATGCCGAACAGATGACAGGTCACCGCAACCACCACATCGGTATCGATGCCGCGCAGATCCGCGGTGCCCTTGGTTTCCATCCGCGCGCGCTCTTCGGCGCTGATCGCGGGCCGGTTTTCGAATTTATACATGGCGCAGTCTCCTACTTGGCCATGGCGAGGACAGCGGCGCATTCGACGCCGCCCACCACGAAAATCAGGATGATGATCAGGAAGTCGCGCAGCTGCTCGAAAGCCGTCTGCCCGGTCTGCTCGCGCTCCTCTTCGGCAAGCCGCAACACCGTTTGCCAGAACGGACTCATGCCGCCACCATGCGGACATCCAGCTCCTGCCAAGCGCTCTGCACATGGCCGACATTGAGGCCTTGACCTTCCGCGCCCGCGATCATCTGCGCCAACTGCAAAGCCTTGGTGCCATTACGCAGACCGCCAAGTTTTGCGCAGATCTTCTGCAATTCGCCCCTGATCGCAGGGTTGGCGATGCGCCAGGCATCTGCCATGGCTTCGACATCCGAAGGCAGCGGGCAGCGGCGCTGCAATTTCAGCGAGAGGCGGCTGTAAAGCTGTGCATACCGCGAAAGCTTTTGCAGCACGCCGATATTGCCGAACAGCGCAATGCCGACATCAATGTCATCATTCCAGCTGCGAATTTCCTCAAGAGAAGCTTCGGTAAGATGCTGCGCCTCATCAATGACCAGCAAAGGCTTCGTCATCTTCTTGAGCTGCGCGCATACCTGCTGCGACATATCGAACGTACCGCCAGAAGCGCCACGCACCCCGAGGGCCGCAAGGATCAGCTTCAGGAGGTTATTTGGGGCGCTGGCCGATTTACGTACCTCGACATAGATCACGTTGGGAAACAGCTCGGCATAGTGCTTCGCCGCCGTCGTTTTGCTGCATCCGGCCTCAAGCGCGGCGGCCACCATATGCCCCCGTTGCGCAAAGCCCAGCATGCGCTCCAGCTGGTCAGTCGTATCGGTCGAAAAGAAGGCCGGAACATCGGGCACTTCCGCATCCAGATTGGCCTGCTGGGCAAGCGACTGGCGATACCGCTCGACCTTTTCGGCAATCGGCAGTTCCTTACCGTTATAGCCTTTCGGGCTGCCGAACTGGCTGATCGTGCCCTGAGCGATACCGGTGGCCTTGGCCAGATCGGCCCAGCTCATGCCCGTTTCGTCGCGATGCGAGATCAGCCATTGGCGCTGATCTTCCACAAAGGGGTTCTTGGCGTTGGTCACTTCCATGCTAAATGCTCCTGTCTCTTTGTTGGGACAGGTGCGCGGGAACGGTTCCTAGGCGGTCCCCGCGCACCTTATTATTTCACCAGCCTTGGCTTGGGCAGGGCGGCGAAAACTTGGGATGTTGATGCCCGCACTTCGCTCGCGGGTTTCGGTTCGGCAGCGGATCGCACTACATGCACCCGCGTGGCGGCAGGCTGCCCCAGCTCGGGTTGCGGGACACTGGGCAGGCCCGCCTTGATCCTTGCCACTTCTGCCGGATCCAGCAGATCCTCAGCCTCGGCATACATGCGGGCCAGCTTGCGAGCATGGGCACGGCGCTTGGAAACGACAGTGGCGCCTTCCTTCTGCTTGAAGCCAAAGTCTTCCATGATCGGCGCGGTGAACAGGAAAGCCCCGTTCTCGCCATAGATGTGAATTTCCGAATGCAGATCGTCAGGATCAAAGCGGACGGTCACATATTTGCCTGCAATCTCACGGCATTCCGTCGTCCAGTAGCGGTTGCCAAACAGCGTGATCTCGCCATCTTCCGTGCTGCCGCGCTTGCGTTCCACCGCAAGCAGCGAATCGCGCAGTTGCTGGCGGCTCGGCTTCTTGATCACAGTGTTGGCCCAGCCTTCGGCAAACACCTGGTCAAAGCTGCGCCCTTTGTAATCGCGACCGGTTCGGCCTTCGCGGGCATTGTGTTCAGCAATCACGCGGTCAACCACGGCGCAGAAATCCTGCCATTCAATGGCGCGACTGCCGCGATTGGCGGGTTTGTTGACCGGCGAATTACCCGTATAGGCGCCGTCGAATTCGGCGCTCTTGGCGATGTAATTGCACAGATCGCCCCATGCGCGTTCGATCGGCTTGGCCTGCCCATGAAATGGCGTGGCCCAATGGATATTCGTGCCGAGCTGCACCAGCAGCCCCTGCGGATCTTCAGGCAGGATTTTGAAGCGATAACGGGTCAGCGCGCCGCCCGTCAGCCACTTGGCGGCAAAGCCGCGTCCGTTGTCCAGAATGATATCAGCGGGAATGCCGAAATCCCTGATCATATCCGCAAAGACCAGCCGCACGGTCGCGGCGCTCTCGCTGATGCCGACCCGCCATGACAGCATCTTTGAACTGCGGATATCCTGAAGCGCTACCAGTGTGGGCCGGATAACCTTGCCGGTGTCGGGATGCTTGACTTCCACGTCGAACACATGCCCGTCGATGTTCACCCATTCCATCACCTGAATATCATCCACCGTGCGGCGGATCGAAGGCACACGGCGCTCCAGCGCATCCGGCCCTTCACGCATCAGGATTACGACATAGGGGTCGATCTCGCGGGCCAGCTTGCGCTGGAATGCCTTCACGCTCGGCAGGCTCACGCCCAGTACCTTGGCCTGCTTCTTCACCTCGTTATAACTGGCGGCAAGCGGAGGCGCGCTCAGGCGCAGCCAATCGGACTTGAACAGCTGCCAAAGCTCTTCAGGGATTTCTGCCTTCTTGCCGCCGCCTTTGCGGCGCGGTGCCAGCGCGGCCAGCCAATCCTTGCGTTCCACCCCTGAAACAGCCTTGCACCAGTTCCACAAGGTGGCCTGACTGACCTGATGTTTTTCGGCTACATCCCGCACGGCAATGTGCTTCGAGACCTTCATCGTGTCATGCAACAGGCTTATTTCCACCATGGCATCCAGCCGCTTCTGTGCTTCTTCCTTCACCGTGCCCGGCTGTTGGCCGAACCATTCCCACAGCGCTTCTGAAGCGGATTGCTCGACGGCATCTTCGGTGGTCTCAGCGCAAATGCCCCGGCGAACCAGTTCCTGCCGGGCCACGGCGGGCAGCACCTGAATATTGAACTCCAGCCCGCCGCCACGCCCGGAGCGCGTACGGGAGAGCAACTCACCCGAGAGCGATCGCCGCTCGCCCCAGCGCTCTTCCACCGCCCGCCGCTGCATCGACCGCTTATCGGACGGCAGGCCCGGCAGGCGCAGTTCCGCCAGCTCAACGGCGGAAAACCATTCCTTCGGCCCGGACTGGGGCTGAGCGAACTGCTTTGGATAGATGACCTCTGCCGCGCCCACTTATTTTCCCCCTCGGATCAACGGCGCATTTTGTTCCAGCGCCTTAATTTCAGTTGCGATTGCCCGCGCCTGCTGCCGCAAATGGCCAAGCCGCGCGGTGTTGACCTCTGTGCCGATCAGCACCGATCCGCCGATTTCGCGCAGCAGAGGATCCATCAGATCAAGCCGCGCCGTCACTGCCGCGAGCGCAAAGAACCGGCTCATGGGAACGCGGTGCGTATCGCGGGCGGGGCTGGAATAGGCATCCAGCATGGCCTTGCTGATGTCGTCATCCAACATCACCGACATTTCTGCGGCCAGCACTTCGCGCGGGCGGCCCGAACTGGCGATCATGGCGCCAACCGTCGCACAGATGCGCGCTTCCAGACCAGCCAGCGCAGCCGGTCCGGTAGGCATGCTTGGCGCATCCAGACAAAAGGCAAGCTGATCGGGATGCGCGCGGGCCTTAGCCATGGCTGGCTTCCCGCTGGCGCCGCGCCGGGTCGTAGGCATGCGTGGGCGCAAAATCGAGCGGACGATGCGACCCCGAATAGACCCAACCGATCCGCGTGAATTTGGCGATCGCGAACAGGTCATCATTGCGCACCAGCACATTGCGACCGTCTTTGTCCGCATCCTCCAGCGGCCAGAAAGCCAGCGTCGTATCAACCTTGGGCTTGGTCGATTTCCTATGGCGGCAACCGACTTCGGCGCGCGCACCGCAATGGAAACACGGCGCGCTGCTCGTCTGCACGGCGCCCGAGCTGATCGCCGCGATCATTGCCTTCTTGGCCACGATGCCTTCAAGGCGCCGGTCGCTGCCTTCCTCGATCCGCGCGCTGGCTGTGGGCATGCTGACCTTGTTGGTCAGGATGCGGTTGACGCGATCCAGCGTCGTGCGCGTCGGCAGCTTGGCCTTGCGGATCGTGCTGAGCCGTGCAGCCGGATTGACCGGATAGATCGGCAGCAGGAAATGCGAGACCAGCACGCCGCGCGCCTTGGCTTCAGCCACGATATGGTCGGCCAGTTCGGCGCCGGATTGCAGGATAACCTCAGCCATGACGGTTCTCCCGCCGCGCGATGACAAAGCCGGTCACGAGACCGAGAATACCGAAGGTGATGGCCGTTCCGGCCCATGCCAGATCAGCCATGATAGCCTCCATCAGCCGAAATCAGCGTGTCAGCCCGGCGCAGCGTTTCGCGCACAATGGCGATGATCCACTGCTTGCCGTCTTCGTCCAGACAGTCCCATTCGACCGCAGCAAAGGTGCGGATCACCGGATCGGAATTGACGATGTTCTCGGCAACTGCGGCCAGAGCAGCCTCGCTCACCATGACCGGATTTTTCAACCGCGTATTGGTCAGCGCGATCAGGCACGGTGCCGGATCCTGATCGCCCAGCATGGCCGCAATCATGCGGGTGGACAGCGTAAAGCTTGGCGCGCGCAGGTTGCTGATCCCACGCGTTTCAGGCGAATTATCATTCATAAATCGTCCCTCCTGTACCATAGCAAAATCTTCTCTTCAGAAGGCCCAAGAGGCTTCTCAGCCCTCTTTGCGGCCAGCCTTGCCGCCGCTTCCCGGTGCCGCTCCATGGCGGCCCTGCGGCGCAATTCTTCGGCGGCTTCCCTCGGGGTGCAGCCCAGCTCCAGCGCCAGCTCAAAGGCCAGCCTTGCCTGCCGGGTCTGCTCTGCCGAGGAAGGCCGCCCGTTCATCAGTCGCCCCGCGCCTCCCATCTGACCCACACGCCGAGAAACGCCTCCAGCATGGGCTGCGACCGCGCCCAATATTGCCCCATGCGCCAGCGCGCGGTGCCCGTCGGATAGTTGACGCCAAACCCGTCGCGGATCGCGAAATCCTCGATCTCGGCATCGCTCAGCCACGTCTCATCGATCTGGATCGCGCTGATCAGCTCGGGATGTTCACGCTCAAACCCGATCAGGATCGGCGTCACGGCGATGCAGACCGGATCAGGCGTCAGGATCTTGCGGCAATGCTTGGTGCGCATCGCGGTATAGAGCTGGACGCTCTCGCCCACATTGGCATGCCGCATCCGCCCGCCCCGGACCGTGCCGGTCTTCTCGCCCCGACGGATCGGATCGACGAACTGGCGATGAAAGGAATAGGCCACCATGTCAGCGCCCCTCCATCGCCGCGATCCGCGCATCAATCGCATCGCGCACAGCCTTCAAGGCTGAAGGCTTGATCGTTTCCGCCAGCCTTGGCGCCCAACTGATCCAGGTGCTGGGCGTCAACCCCGCAAGATTGCTGGCCGCGCGGGTCAGCAGCTTGCTCTCGCCTTCCTGCTGATCGGCATCGCGCACGCCCTTGGAGCTGGAAATGCCCAGCGCCACCAACGCCTCTTCCGCCGTCTTCGCCTCGGGGTGCTCTGCCAGCCATTGCAGAGCCTTGATGCGCGCGGGCGCAGTCTTCCCGGCCAGTTGCAATAGGGCGTCGGCATTGTTCGCAATCCGGCAATGGGCAATGCCTTCGGCCTCGACGCGAAACGGCTTGATCAGCCCGCGATAGATGGTCAGCAGGCGGTGCATCTTGCGATAATGCAGGCCAAATTCTTCCTGCACTTCTGCGGCCCAGCCATAGCGCGTGGCAACGGCTGCGGTGTCGGCCTCAAGTTCTTCCTTGGGCACACCGGGCAAGGGCGGTGGCGCAATTTCCACCTTCTTGGGCAGCTGAGCCACAATTGAAGGGGAAACTCCTGACAAATCTGTCAGGAGTTTTTTCGGCCTGCCGCCAAGGCCCTGATCATTGCTCGCCCCGGCCTCATTGATGGCCTTTTCACGAAGCATTTCCGCGCGCCGCCCGACAAAAGCCGCCCGCTCCAGCACGGTCATATCGCGCCGGTCGATCTGCTCTGCGGTCTGCATGCGCAGCAGCTCGACCAGCGTTCCGGTCACCACACGCGCCAGCACCTCAATGCCCAGCATCGCGCAGGCCGCAAGACGATGCCGCCCGCAAACCAGACGCCAGCGGCGATCCTTCGAACGCGGCGCGGGCGCCGCGATCAGGATCGGCTCAAGCTGCCCGTCGCTGGCAATAATATCAGCCAGCGTGGCGACCTCGCTGGCATGGAAAAAACCGATACGCTCAATGCCGTCGGGGTCGATCTGGCTGGTGGGCAGGCGCAACACTTCGCCGCCTGCCGGGGATTGGGCAGTCGTGTTCATTTCTTGCTCTCACTTAGACGATGCGGGGCAATGCGATCAGCGTTAGGCTTCATGTCATCAGCCCGCAGATTCGCTCGGACTGAATTGCCGCAAAGAACGAAGCGATATCGATGCTTGGAGCCAAGGAAATACGATGAGGATTGATCCCTATTTGAAGCAGACCCAGACTGAGATGCAGTGGTGGCGCGCACTTCTCGATCAGGAGGGCAAGGAGGAACTGCACCGCAGCTACACCGCCTTGGGTGGCGAGGCGGGCTTACGTCGTTTCCACCGGGAACACGCTCCAACAATTCAGCGATTTCATGGGGAGACGTTAGCGAGGAGGCGAAAGCTGCTTCAGGCGGCTTCAGATCAATTGACGCTGCATGCGCTGTTGCTTTGCTGCCATCAACAGGCTGAGCTTGCTCACTTTTGGGTTGAGCATACACACCGCTATATCGAGCACCTCGAATGGGCAAAACATGACCGAAAGACGCCAGCAGATGCCTTATCATCTGCCATGCAGTTTCTTGGGCACGTACCACCATACTGGCCATTCGAGACTGACGACGATTGATGATATTCTGAACGGCATCGACCGGCGGATAGACAAAGCCGACATCGGACAGAGCCATAATCTCCGAGACTTCAATTGATTTGCGAAAGCCTTGTAGGTAGGCGGCCATTGCTTTCTTCGACGCTTCTGCGCGGCGAAGCTGGCGAGTGATCTCACGCCGCCGCATCAGGCGCAGGTTGAGATCCCGGCTCAT